GTCCGACAGCGTCCACGACAGCGCCGAGGCGCGCACCAGCTTGGCCGGCTTGTGCGTCGGGTGCATGATGTAGAGCGTGTCGGCCGACTGCGTGATGCGGATGTCGGCGACTTCCGACTCGGTGTAGGTCGTCGTGACCTGAAGTATTTCCCCGACCGTGCCGCCCGAGACGTACGCGGTATAGTTCGTGCTGTTGATGGCGACGCCGGCAGTGTCGGTGATCTCGAAAGTGTTCGCGCCCGTGTCGACAGCAGCGACAATGAACTCGCGGTTGTTCAGCTGCGTCGTGCCGACGATGCCGGCAACGATGATGCGGTCGCCGTTGGCGAAGGTGTCCGCGCCCGAGTACGCCAGAACCGTCGTTGCCCCGCGCGTGACGCCCGTGATCGCCTGCGTGGCGTTCGTCAGGATGCCGTGATCGGTGAAGAACCGGATGTACAGGTGCCCGAACTCGAGGATGTAGGTCTGCGTGACCGAGAACTGGAACGGCAGCACGCGGGACAGCCTGTCGTGGTGCTTCGTCTGGTGCAGGAACGCGGTGCCCGGCCGGCGCGTCCATGCGCCCTGCACGAGCGGGACCGCGTTCAGGCAGACATAGAGGCCCGAGGCGTACTTGTCGAGATCCTGCCGCCCGAGAAGCAAGGCCGACAGTTCGCCGGCGTTGAACCCGTTCTGGATAGTCGAAGCGCTACCCACTAGCGCCTCGCACTAAGCCATTCGTCCTCGGGGGCGTCCTCCGAATCCTTCTCGAAAGCATTGTTGCTCCGTGCCTCCGCGATGGCGTCGTCGTAGTCCGACACGATGCGGTCGCGCAGGTCGTTGCTGCCGGTGATTTCCTTGCAGCACTTCGCCGCCAGGGCGCACTCGAGCGCTTCGATGAAGGTCGAGTCGTACTTGTTGGGGTCCTCGACGCGCGCGATGTAGCGGATCTCGAGCGGCGAACTGTCGGCGCTCAGAATGTAGTCGCCCTCGAGCTTCCAGTCGACGGATTGGCCCGATTCGTTGTCGCGCAGCAGGCGAAGGAAGTCGTTCGGCTTGGTGTAGCGGTCCCAGTCGCCCCACTCCGGCCCGTCGGCGTCGGCGGCGATGCTGGCGCGCGCGATGGCGAAGGACCAGGGGTACTTGCGGAGCAGCGCATCGCGGGTCGGCTCGAACGCGCTGTTCAGGGACCGCGCGTTCGGATGGTCCTGAGTCAGCGACTCGAGACGCTTGGCGACGCCGAGCCGCTGCAGGGCGCCGTTCGCGATGGCGACCTTGCTGGTAGCCACGGCTTAGTAGTCGACTTCGACGTCGAGCGTGATCGTGTAGGTGTCGGCTTCCGTGCCCGGATCGAGCGCGGCCAGAACTTGGAACACGGCGGTCAGCGTTTTCGCCTCGCCGCCGCGGAATTCGAAGAAGAAGCCCGGGACGTGCGGCGCGTACAGCGTCGGCGTCGCGAGCGGAACCGGATAGCCCGCGGCCACGTACTGGAAGGCCTGCGCGCCGGCGCTGTATGCGCCGAGCGTGTTCTGCCAGCCGCCGTCGTCGAACAGGAAGCGGCCGATCGCGGCGCGGCGCTGGTCCGCGGTGAGCGGGAAAGCGACGTTGTTGCCGACAGCTGCAGGCACGCTCGCCGTCTTGTACAGCAGCATGTCGAAGTTCAGCGCCGTGATGACGATGGTGCCGTTCGACGAGATGCCGAGGCCTGCGCCGAGGATGCGCCCCCGGTTGAAGCCGTCAAGGTTGAACACCGGCCGCACCACGGAGCCCGCGGTCGCGTGGTTGCTGATTTCGTCGCCGGCGGTGAAAGCGGTCGTGTCCGCCAGGCGAATCATCGCCGTCGAGTCGACCTTGATTATGCGGCCCATCTTAGATGGCCGGCCAGGCTGACGTCGCGATCTTGTTCTTCAGCTTTTCGAGATGCTGCATGAGCCTGCTGCGCCCGTCGGCCCCTTCGTACTTGGCCTTCAGGATATACAGACCGATGTCGATGCTCGCCGGAACAGCGGCGGCGTTGGCCGTCGCCACGTCCACGTCGAAACCGTCGGCGGTGCCCGCCACGGAAGTCGCCATCTCGGTCGTGGTCAGAGAGAAAACGGTTGCTTCGTTCGCCATGCGGCACTCCTAAAAAGTGCCGGGGAGCCGAAGCTCCCCGGCGTTGCCATTACTCCGGCAGAACGTACTCGACCATCATTCCGTGATCGACCGACCCGCCAAGCACGGTAACGATCGTGAGTGCGATGTCGACTTCCGCATCGCCCGTGGCGCCGGCGGTCGTGATCGCGACAGCGTACGCATCGCGAATCGACTGCAGGCGTTGCGTGGCGGTCGGGGTCACGAGCAGGCTGGCGCCGTCTTTCTCGGCCGCCATGTCGTACACGGTCGCGAAGACGTCGTCGTCGATCGCGATGCCGTCCGGCCGGTACAGGCCGCACTTCACCGCGCCGCTGGTGGTGGTCGCGCCGAACATCAGAATGTTCTTGATGAGAGCACGAACCGGCACGCGGACGAAGGTGTACCACTGCGCGGTCGTGCCGCCGACGAAGCTGGCGGCGGCGAGGAAGCCGTGCGCGATGCGCACGACCCCGCCCTTCTCTTGCGAGTTGACCTTGACCGGGGGCGTCGCCGACTGGTCGGTGACGGTTTGCGAAGTAGAAACAAGAGCCATGTCAGTATCCCCTTAGATCTGGTCGTCGCACAGGACTTTGATGATCTTGCCGAGTTGCGTGCGGCAAGCACCCATCGTCATGCTGACGTACACTTGGTTGGCGTAGCCCTTGTCGGCACGCTCGGAAATGCGGACGACGGTTTCTTCCGCCCACGTCCCGAGATGCGCACCCGACTTGACCCACACCGGAATCTGCCGGTTGCCCGACGCGATGACCAGGCGTTCGGTGATGGTGAACCCGATGCCCATGAAGCGCGACACCTTGCCGTCGACAAGGACGGCGGTTCCGCCGTTGTAGTCCTTGTTGATGACTTGGATCTCGCCCAGGAGCGAATCGTGCTCGTACGAGCCGATGGCGCCGAACACCGGCTCCATGAGCTCCTGCTTGTTCGCGGTGATGAGCAGGCGGATCGCGTTCTTCAGCTTCGCGGCGTTCATGCCGGAAGCGGTGCCGCCGACGTTGACGCCGACGTCGTACGTGGTGCTCCACGACTCGGACGTGGTGCCTTCTTCGCCGGTCAGCGACGTGCCGAAGAAGCCGGTCAGGATGATGTCATCCTTCTTCCGGTTCATGCCGGCCGAGGCCGCTTGCGCGTACGGGCTGGAAAGGTTGACGATGGCGCGCAGCTGGTCCTGCTTGTCGATCATCGAGCCCCATTCGTAGTCGCGCGGGCTGACCCAACGCTTTTCTTGGGAGAGATCGAGGAGCGGGGTGTCGCCGTGGCGCGAAGTGCGCTCGACGGGAGTGGCTTCGCCGAACTGCTCGACGAGCGACGCCTTTTTGCCGACGTAGGACCCGTGGGTCACTTTGTCGGACAGCAGCGAAGACTGTTGCTGGAGCAACAGTTCGACGTTGGCTTTGTACTGCTGGACTGATGCTACTGTAATCGAATCGGGCACGATGCCCCCCTCTAGTTAAGAGATAAAGGTCACGACGTTTGCACCGATCAGGCTGGCGCTCGCCGGCTTATCCCTCGCGGGGGCCTCACGCGGTTGGCGACATGTTGGCGGGGGCCTGTGGCCTTGTCCGCGAGTCGCCTACCACGAGATCAGTCTATCACAGGGCCTTTTTACGAACGGTCAACGTGCCGTCGAGGCCGACCGGCCCCGAAATTTTCGGGATGACATACTCCTCGTACTTCCGCGCCGACTCAAGAACCCCCGCAGCAAACCCGTCCTTGTGCCTCACGGGATGCTGGCAGGCGGCTTCGATCAGGCGCAGACGGATCTCGTCGGCGTCCATCAGCCCTCCGGGTACATGATCTTGAACAGGTCGGTCTGCGTCTGCTGCGCAGCCTTGTGGCCCGGGTGCGTGGTGTCCGTCAAGGCCTTAAGGAAGTTCGGGTCCAGCTGCTTCGCGGCCCACTGGTTCTTCGCGTCCTCCGGCGACAGCGCGCCGTTGAACTTGTTCGTGCCCCGATCGCCGGCTGTGACGAGCGTGTCCTCGCTCATTTTCTGCCCGAGCGCATGGAAGTGTTTCATCGTCGCGGCGTAGCCGATCTGCGCTTCCATCGCGTCGATCATGTCGCCCGTGAAGCCGAGCGCGGCCGTCGCCTGCTTGGCGAGGGCCAGGTTCTTCTCCGTGCCGTCGCGCCACTCGGCCTGCAGCTTCGCCTTGTCGGTCGCCACGGAATCGTTGTACGCCTTGGTCGCCGCTTCGGACTGCGCCTTGTTGAACGCGACGTGCTCGGCGGATACCTGCTTCGCCTGCGCCGCGGTCAGCCCGGCCTTGTGGAACGTCTGCCGCATCCACGGGTCCCACACCGGATCGGGCTGCTCACCGAGCCGCGCCAGTTCGTACTTCGTCGGGTCGGCCGGGCGGCCGAGC